TCGAACAGTTCGTTGGGTTCGTTTACCTTATCACAGACTTGGATACAGGAAAAATGTATGTCGGAAAGAAAAACTTCTGGTCCACAAGAAAACTCCCACCTCTCAAGGGACAAAAGCGCAAGCGTACTGTTAGGAGACAATCCGACTGGCGTGAATACTTTGGGTCAAATGAGACTCTCAAACTCCTTGTCGAAGAGAAAGGTCCAGAAAGATACGAAAGGGAAATCCTGAAACTTTGTAAGTCAAAGGGTGACCTGTCCTACGAAGAGTTATTAGAACAAGTACGTCGTGATGTTTTGCGAGACGATAGATATTATAACGGAATTATTCAGGTAAGAATTTCATCGAGTCATCTTTTGAAGGATGAAAAATGATAAATAACTCTATGAAATTATTTAATCTACAGGACGCATGATGTTACGTTTCCAACAGTATCTCGAAGAGGGTGTCAACGATCCCGCAATTTTTAAGGCAGTATTCTTGGCGGGTGGTCCCGGCAGTGGTAAGTCATTCATCGTAGGTAAGACCGGTCTCACGTCTATGGGATACAAAGTCGTAAACTCTGACGACGCATTCGAAGCCGCAATGAAGAAAGCAGACATGGAAATGTCGCCAGACAACATCTTTTCTCCAAAGGGTCAGGAACTAAGGGGTAGAGCAAAACGTCTCACAGGGACGAAACAGGCGCGTTACATAAAGGGTAGATTGGGTTTGGTCGTTGATGGGACGGGTAAAGACCCAGAGAAGATTGCCAACCAAGCACGAGAGGTCCAGAAACTAGGATACCAAGCTGCAATGATTTTTGTCAATACAGATCTCGATACTGCCCTCAAGCGCAATCGCATGAGAGCGAGATCTCTCCCCGATAAAGAAGTCGAATCATATTGGAAACAAGTACAACGCAATGTTGGTAAGTTTCAACGGATGTTTGGTCAAGAGAATTTCTTAGTCGTAGATAACTCCGAAGGTAAGAACTACGAGAAAGAAACCTTACGTGCATATCGTAACGTAAGGAAGTTTACTGATAAACCTGTGACCAAAAAGGCACAGAAATGGATTGATACTGAACGTGCTGCGATCCGACAAGCGGGTCGTAAAAAGAGCAAATAACACTTGACAACACTTATAAGTATCTGTATAATGAGTTTTATGCGATAAGGAAATATAGTATATGCCAGTTAACAAAACCCGTTTACAAATTTATGAGATTCTAGAACAGGCTTCAACTAAACGTGCAAAGAAAGACAAGATATCTACGTTACGTGAAAACGAGACTATGGCGCTGAGAGACGTGCTACGCGGAACGTTTGATGAAGTTATACAATGGAACCTACCAGCAGGCAACGTTCCATACACCCCCGCCTCAGAAGAGTCACCCCCCAATACCCTTCTAAAAAGACACATGGACTTCAAATACTTTGTGAAGGGTCTACGCGATTCTGAAAGATTAAACGCTGTCCGGCGGGAGAAAATGTTTCTCGACATGTGTGAGTCGATACACCCTCGTGATGCTGAAGTGATCGTTACAATGATCAACAAGAAACCGCCCATGAAGGGCATCACTAAGACACTGGTAAAGGAGGCATTTCCAGATTTAATCGTTGAATAATTCCCTAAGAAAAATAAGGAGAGAGTATGGTTGAAACGAATCAACTAGAAAGACTTAGAAAAGACTCGCGAGAGTTGGGACATTACATTCATAAATTGCATAAAAGGGGGAAGGCGGAGATCGCGTATAAAGTGGCGAAACGACAGACGTTTCTTGACACCGCGATATCACAAGCCGAAACTCGACTAAGGGGGTGATCCTTATCTGGAACTGGCCCCGTAAGTAGGGGCCTTTTTCATTTGGAAATTTACATATGCCTACATACGATTTAAGAAACAAACAAACAGGAGAGGTCAAAGAGATGATCCTCTCAATCTCCAAGAAAGAGGAGATGGTCGAATCTGGTGACTGGGAACAAGTACACACATCTGTACCAAACCTTGTGACTCACTCAGGTTCGATGTTATCAAAGACATCGGGTGACTGGAAAAATAAACTCGATCAGATCAAAAAACAGGCGGGTGGTAACACCGGTTTGTCCTCAGATAAAAAACGCAAGTATGGGTTTGTAGACAATTCGATACATAACTAATGAAGACTAAACTACAAACCATCGAATCTATGAACATTCGTTTAGATGATCTACGTACCGTTGAACCTATTACTGGTGCACAAAAATATGCGTGGCAGTCATGGCGTGAGGGTGACAATCTTGCAATGATCGGCACCGCAGGTACAGGTAAGACTTTTATAGCAATGTACCTTGCACTTGAAGAGATTATGGACAAGAGTTCTCCGTTTGAGACCCTACGTATCATTCGTTCAGCAGTTCCTACACGCGAGGTAGGGTTTCTGCCCGGCACGATTGAGGAAAAACTCAATGCGTTTACTGGACCCTATCGTGCTGCGGCGGCAGATCTTTTTGAAGATGATCGCGCATACGACAAGTTAGTTCATAATAAATACATACAGTTCGAATCTACCTCGTATATTCGGGGTGTAACGTTTGATAATAGTATTGTTCTGGTGGACGAGATGCAGAATCTTAACTTCCACGAACTGGACTCTGTGATGACACGGATCGGACATTGTTCTAAAATCATTTTCTGTGGAGACTACAAGCAGTCAGATTTTAAACAACAGTCTGAGAAGAATGGAATCAACACCTTCCTTGAGATACTTGAACAACTCAAGCATTTTTCGGTAGTGGAGTTCTCGTGGGAGGATATCGTCCGCAGTGGTCTCGTAAGAGACTACATAATGACAAAGGAGTGGATGGGATTATGACAGACTTATTTGACTTTGGGTTCACCGCCGTAACGGAGGACGAACTCGAAACAGTACAAACCGCAAGACAGCAGGTTGCCGCAACTGAGGAGTCGTCTGGTGAAACACAAGACCGACTGGATAAATTATACAACGCGATCACCCCGTTGTTAAATAATCTAAAAAAGAATCCGGAGAAGGAATATATTCTCTGGCCAAATCGTCTTGAAAAAGTAGAACAGTTTGAAGATCTACTACTAGAGATTTACACAGGAGATTCTCAATGAACAGAGAAGCAGTTTTTGATCAACTGAAGATTGACGAAGGAGTAGTCAATGAAATTTATTTGGACCATCTTGGGTACGCGACATTCGGAGTCGGACACCTCGTTATCGAGACCGATCCAGAGTACGGATGGGAAGTCGGAACCGCAGTTTCTGAAGACAGAGTACGTGAGTGTTTTGACCGCGATCTCGACTTGGCTATAAGTGAGTGTGTTGCACTCTATGGACCGGACATCTGGGAAGGATTCCCCGGCGAGGTGCAGGAGATTCTGGTTAACATGATGTTCAACATGGGTCGCACACGGTTGTCCAAGTTTAAGAACTTCAATGCAGCACTTATAGAGGGTGATTGGAAAACCGCAGGGGTTGAAGGTCGCGACAGTTTATGGTATCGTCAGGTCACCAATCGTGCTGAACGATTGATGGAAAGAATGGACAATGTCTAGTAGAAGACAGTCCCGTCGATCTGAATACATACAAGTACGTATGGAACAACTGAAGGTCGAACGGGACAACCCACACAATTCTCCGATAGATGCAGAGTGGTACAACCGCATCATTCAGGAACTTGATTGGGCAAACATGATGGTGGGTGAGACTGATCATACAAATTGTTTTATGGAAAAGGAAGAGTAGTAAATTATGGCGAAGTATAGCCGCTTTGATCCACGTAACAAAAAGAAAAATCGTCACAAAAATCGTTACCTTGATAGGTCAAGTAAACCAGTAAAACGGGAACCCGATCAAGATGACTTAGATTTGCAACGGTATTACGAGTCGTTTCGAGTATCAAAGTAAATGAATAATTGGTTCCGCGAACCAATCTCTAAACAACCAATTTTCGTCAATGAGAACTATGAAATAGATTGGCGCGGAACTTTCGGGGTTGGCGACATACTGTATGGTTTGAACAGTGCTCACGCATTGGCGCACCTTCACAACCATCCAATCAAAATGAATGTGTACTGGACGCATGGTCCCGACTACCTGTATCATTTTGAAGACCCTGAAACGATCATCGAACGAACACACTACCTACACAATCTGTACCACGATCAGAGTAGTGTGACAATCAATCACATCTATAACTCACCCACTGATCACGAAATCGAGAAACTGCGATGGAAAGGATTCGGTCACAAAGACGATCCTCAACGTGTGTTGTCTTTCGGTCACTGGATGTTTCGAAAAGAACTGTTCCATGATGGTATACCCAACAAGGTAGTATTCTGGAGACCCACGTTCAACCGTGAGATCCCATCCGGTGGTAAGAAATGGAAGATGACCTTTACGGTTGGAGAGTGGGAACGCATCATTATGTTTCTCGAACTCAAGGGGTACAATCTTGTTGAACTAGGATACAGGACACCGGTGTCTGAAGCACTGTATCACATTAGGACATGTTCGTTCTGCATCTTTTACGATGGAATGTGGCAGTACCTCGCACGAAACCTCGCAAAACCTGTGATCACTTTGGGTGGTAGTTCGATTGCAAAGGTTCACAGTCCGCAGGGAGTGCACTTCTCTGAACCACACGAAGAGAAAAACCACTTTTGGGATTACCTATATAAGTTACCAAACAATGTAAAGCACCTTAACAGACGTGCAAACCAATACAAAAAACAATTAATGGATAAGATAGATGTTTCAAATTGATCGTGCAGTGATAGAAATCAATGGGGGATGTAACTTCTCGTGTAGTATGTGTCCACAGGACATGCGTACTGGAGGTAGACACAAAGACTTTTTGCGTAAGATGACTCTTATTGAGTTTGAGGCAAACGTCGCGGACTGTGCAAAACACGGTCTCAACGTAGTCAACCTTGACGGTAGTGGGGAGGCGACTCTAAACCGTAACTTACCAGACTATATTAAGATTGTCAAGCGTTACGGTGCGAAGGCAGTAATCTTCTCAAATGGTTTCCGAATGGAAGGACAGTTTATGCGAGACTGCGTTGATGCGGGTCTTGACTTCTATCGGTTCTCATTCATTGGGTCAAATCGTGAACAATATGACAAATGGATGTACAATCGTATCGGAAGTAACTACGATAAGATCATAAATAATATTCGCGAAATGAAAAAATACGTGGACGAAACTAATTCTAGTTGCACAGTGGCCACGTACCACCTCATAACAGACAACGATAATTTAGAAACAGAACTTGACGAATACAAAGCAATCGTTGAGGATCTTGGTGTTGCGACTGAGATCTGGAAGATGCACAACTGGAGCGGAGTATACAAACCGAAAGATGACAGAAGCGGAATTGTTAAAACTTGTGGTCGCCCTTTCAGTCCCGATGTCGTTATACGGGCTGGTGGTCTGGATGGTCGTACAGGCGCAGTTGCGCCATGTTGTCAAGTCCTTGGAAGAGACGAAGAAGCTGTTCTTGGACATACAAGCGAAAACACCATTGAGGAGATCTGGTACGGAGAACACTACGAAAGACTGAGAGATCAACACAGAACGGGCGATTACCCCGACTTCTGTAAGGGGTGTGATTTCCTACTCGACGATCCCGAAGTGTTGGTGTACTCTAACTTTGGACGCGATAATTACAAGATGTACGGCACAGAATTTGATCTGGACGATTATCGCGATGTCACAAAAACCTGAAGTATGGATGATTCAAATACCAAGCAACCCGCGTTCGATGTATTATCGAGGACGCGTCGAGGAGTCTTGGAACGGGTATGATCTCAAATTCTTTAATGCGATTACACCCGCGAACCCATCGAAACACAAGTACTTGACCTTTGGTAAAAAACGTGATACAATAGAGTTCACTGATACCGAAATATCCGTATGGTATAGTCACGTTGAACTGTGGGCGAAAGCACGTAATCGTCCCATATTGATTATTGAGCATGATGCATTGTTACTAAAAGACATCCCCGATAGTTTATTTTCAGAACATAAGATGATATGTTTTGGTCACACCGGCAAAAATAAAATGGCACTGCCGGGTCTTGCGTATTACTTGACTCCAGAGATTGCGACCGAAATGGTCAAGGGTGTAAAGAACACTGATTCTATCACATGGAACTCAGACGGGTCTATACATAGTTACTGTCAGAAGCATGGGACGTTTGAAAAGGAATACGTGTATCAAGTTCAAAACCGAAAGATCGGAACAACAATTGAGCACCGTAAAAAATGAAGAACTTAATTTTCCAATATTATATTCCCTATGAGGGCAATGACAGTCGACTAGGTGGTCAGAGTATGCCCAAGTGGGCGGTAAAGGGTATGGAGTCCGCACAGAAGTATGCAAAGGCAGTCGGTGCAGATTATCTCATGGTTCATGACAAGTACTTCCCAGAACTAGACCCTCGCCTCGAAACACTACGAATCCATCACGATCCTTACTTCGAAAAGTATGACAAGGTTCTTGCACTCGACGTTGACATGACTGTCGACACCCGAATGAACATATTCAACATCCCTATCAAAGATGTCGCGATGGTTCACGAAAACGGTATCTTTCAGTATCAGGCTGGTTGGTTGAAGGGTGTCATGAATGTGCCTCTAGAACAAAGGGGTATCATTGCATATGGTAAGAAACTCTTTGGTGATGATTGGATGTTCCCCAAGTCAACACAGTATCCACTAGAATCGTATCGATACATGAACGGTGGTCTTCAGTTGTGGTCGAAGACAGGGCGTGACAAGGCAAGGAAACACTTCACGGATGTGCACGACTATGTGATACATACACGGTACACCGAACAGATGTATGTCAATCTGCAACTATCACAACCCATGTTCGAAGTCACGGAACTCGACACAATGTGGAATCGACTACCAAGTATGTGGGTATTCAATCGACCGGATGGATATATCAATCACTGGATTGGTCCCGCAGGAAAGAGACTATTGGAGCAAACATCATGCAGTTTTTAGAACTCGCCGCACAACGCAAACGCGGACTAAACTGGGATGCAGTTAGAGATAATAATCAGGGTGATCCTAGTATCCAGACAGTCGACCTCTCACAATTCCCTTTGAGATTTCCCGACAACTACTATGACGGAGTGTTCTCAGATCACTTTATCGAGCACATTTACAAGTATCAAGGTATTAAACTTTTTGAAGAACTCCTTCGTATTCTAAAACCTGGCGGGACAGTTAGGACGACATGGCCCGCTTATGACTTTGTGGAACGTCTCGTGAGTGATGAGGACATGTCTGAACACCCCTTTGTCAAATACTACTACCCACGATATTGTGTTCAAGAACCCTTCCAACCTAGACCGAAGGCAAACCGAAAGAAACGTATTCAAGAACAGTGTGCGTTGGGACTGCTTCACCAGAAAGGAGAACACGTCTATCTTTGGGGTAAGCAAGAAATGATTGACACCTTGAAAAGTTTAGGGTATAATAATGTAACTGAACGCGAATACGGTGTGTCACCCATACCTGAGTTCAATGGGGTTGACAATCCAAGTCAGATTCGCGCAATGCATTCAACCGTTGTGGAGGCATCTAAGCCATGGTAACCATAGTTGTCACCGGTGATTCTCTATTGAAGAATTACTGGTTGCCGTTAATCGCAAAGTATAGTGGTGATCCGAAATACGAATTCGCATTTGTAGAAACACCCGAAGAGGGATTCAAGAGATCTACACAAAAGAAGGTCTTTTTTACAACCTATGATGCGATTCCTAGTTATCGAACGATGACTCGTTTGGGGACAGAGAACACTCTCCTCAGACCGAAGTGGCACTCATATAACAACTATCCGGACGCAGGAAAACTGTCAGATTCTTGGACAGTATATAAAGATTGGTCCGGTGAGGATATTGATACATACCAGAGGGAAGAACCGTTTGACTGTGAGTGCGAGGTATATCACTTAACTGCAACAGGACTGGCATGAATTACGAAGAAAAAACACAAAAATACGCCACGTGGGGAGACAAGTATCTGCAACACACCGATGTGTTGTACTCAATACAATACGAAGATACGTTCAAACCAATCAACGTACAACTTTGCTTGTGCGAGATTTGTGACAGCGACTGTCCGTTTTGTTCTGTTGCAGGTAGACCACTCAAGAGTTACATACCCTTTGAGAAGGTTCAGAAGTTACTACTAGACTTCTGGAAACTGGGCGCAAAGGCAGTTGAGATTACCGGTGGTGGTAATCCAATGTTGTATCGTGACAAAGAGGCAAAGAAAGACATCAATGATGTTGTTAAGTTTGCGGCTGGTCTTGGGTTCGATATTGGTATCATTACCAACACAGAGAAGATCGAACGTCACTTGAGACCAGAGATGCACAAGTACGTTAACTGGTTACGAGTCAGTCTGATCAAACTAGACGAAGGTAAAGAAGCGACAGATTATGACTTTGGTTCATTCCCTCGCGAGAAGATCGGACTGAGTTATATCATCTATGATGGTACAGGTGACGCACCAGACGAACTGTCCCGCACCAACAAAATCTATGAAGGCACAACACCGGAAACAATCGAGAAGATCGTAGAGATCATCAAGTTGAATCCAGAGATCAAGTTTTGTCGCCTCGCAGGAAACGCACTGATCAAGAACGCACAGATACAGGTGCAGAAGAAATGGCGAGAGACTATACAACGTTTGGATGCGTTTGACAAGTTCTTTATCAAAGAGATCTGGGACAACTGCGAACCCTACGATGAAGGGTGTTACGTGGGTCTAACACGTCCGTACATCGCACCCCACCCCGATGGTGGAGACTATCAGGTGTACGTGTGCACGAGTCATGTGTTAGAAAACAGGACATATGATCTAGATTTTTCGCTAGGAAGTATTGACAACATCCTTGAAATATGGGATAATTGTAACTTACAATACGCTAAAACTGGGGTACCATACACAATCCGTGGTGCAGGTGATGGGGGTTGGAAAGCAGCATGTCCAAGCTGTTTCTACTTCAACAACAATAAACTGTTACACACGGTGTCTCAACAAATGCATGAGGATGACAGGAACTTCGCATGACACATGACGCATTATTATTGAACGCTTTTGATGAATCATATTATAAGACGGTAAACTACATCGACTTTCTGCAACGAAAGGATCGTTACGTAAAACTTGCAGAAGATATCGACGGACTGTTACAGAAACTTCACCTCAACAATGGACCCGTTCTTGACTTTGGTTGTGCGGTTGGTTTCGTCGTTGAAGCAATGGAGGACCGTGGATACGAAGATGTTCGTGGTGTAGATATTAGTGAGTGGGCAATTGACCAATGTAAACAGAAAGGACTTGACTGTTCACAAAAAGTAGACTATAATGAACACTGGGGATTGACATTCTGTCTTGATGTACTAGAACATATGTCTGAGGAAGAAGTGGATGAGTTTCTCGATCAACTCATAAGTGATGCAATTGTTTTCCGTGTACCCGTATGTGCAAACGAAGGTGAAGACTACGTTCTAGAATGTTCTCGAAAAGATCCGACGCACCAGATTCGGTGGACCGCAGAACAGTGGATCGAAAAGATGGAGTATAACGGGTATATCGTTTTGAGTATGAATCTTCCTACAATTTATTCATCAGATGGAGTCTTCGCGGGACTTGCTATCTCACTATGATCAAGATTGCACACAGGGGTAATCTCAAGGGACCAAACCCTATTACAGAAAACACTTTACGTCAAGTGGATACCTGTATTGAAAAAGGATATGATGTAGAGATTGACCTGTGGGCAGGAGACGGTCTGTGGTTAGGACACGACTATCCTCAGTACACAGTTACTAGAGAGTGGTTGATTTACCGAAGTCGAAACCTGTGGATTCATTGTAAAAACATTGAAGCGGTTTATTATCTAAGACAGTATGCCCCACACCTTCATTGGTTCTGGCATCAAGAGGACGACTATACTATTACATCACACGGTTGGATATGGGCGTACCCAAACAAACCCGTACCACCACCAAACCCCGATGCAGCATATAATGTAAAATCTGTCTGTGTTATGCCAGAGATATATAACTCCGACACAACTAACTTCCAAGCGATCTGCACTGATTATGTTGAAACTGATTCTATTCGATCTTGATGGTGTTCTAGTAGACGCAAAGGACATTCACTACCAAGCACTAAATCGTGCGTTGGGAAAACACTTCGCCATCACACCGGACGAACACCGTAATATATTTGATGGACGTAAGACCCGTGAGAAGTTAGAAATGTTGACCGCGATGAAAAAGTTACCGGTCGAACTACACGAAGAGATCTTCGACAAGAAACAGTCGATCACTGTGCAGATGATGCATGAGTTACCGATCAACACATGTGCTCTCGAATTGTTTCAAAGACTAGAAGACGATGGGTACACAATTGGTGTCTGTTCAAACAGTATTCGTCGTACCGTACTCACCGCACTGTCCAAGAGTGGACTGATCGAGTATTGTTCGGTGATACTGTCTAACGAAGATGTCAAGAACTCGAAACCACATCCGGAGATTTACTGGAAAGCAATGTCAATGATGGGGTGTCTTCCTGAAGAAACGTTGATTGTTGAAGACTCCCCGCCTGGCTTACTGGCGGCGGAACGTTCTCGTGCACCCTACATACGTGTATCATCTCCGGACGAAGTTGATGTGTCTTTACTACCACGAATCAAGGAGTCATCAATGCTTGTGAACAAATGGAAAGACGAAAAGTTAAATGTTCTCATCCCCATGGCAGGAGCGGGTTCTCGTTTTCAACAGGCAGGATATACATTTCCCAAACCTCTTATCGATGTTAACGGCAAACCCATGATTCAGGTGGTCGTGGAGAACCTTGGACTCGATGCGAACTTTATCTTCGTGGTGCAGAAAGAACACCGCGAGAAGTTTCATTTAGAAAACATGTTACCCCTCATCGCTCCCAACTGTAAGATTGTTGAGGTGGATGGGATTACAGAAGGTGCCGCATGTACTGCACTTCTGGCAAAAGAATATATCGACAACGACGCACCATTGTTCTTCGCAAACAGTGACCAATGGGTTGACTGGAATCCCGTAGGGTTCATGTACGAGATGCAGGAAACAGAGGCAGACGGTGGTATCGTTACGTTCAAGTCAACTCACCCTAAGTGGTCATTTGCGAAAATAGATGTCTATGGAAGAGTTACGGAGGTCGCAGAGAAAAACCCTATCAGTGAAAACGCGACTGTAGGATACTACTACTGGAAACACGGATCTGAGTTTGTCAAGTATGCAGAACAGATGATAGAGAAAGACATTCGAGTCAATAATGAGTTCTACATTTGTCCCGTGTTCAACGAAGCGATTGCCGATGGAAAAGAGATCCTCGCCCACAATGTAAGATCAATGTGGGGACTAGGTACACCCGAAGACTTAGAATATTTCCTCAAGGAGAAGTAATGAAAGAAAGTAAATGCGAGGTAAGATTGATTGGTCGCACTCAACCAATCGAAGGAAACACAGGTACAACGACCGCAAACGAATTGGTTGCGTATACTGCCCGTGTCTCTAATCCTACCAACCAGAACAACAATAAGACCGCATCAAAATTAGTTCGTTATCTAATTAAACATCAACACTGGTCACCATTTGAGATGGTGCACTTGACGTTAGAGATCAAGACTACACGTGATATTAGTCGACAGATCCTACGTCATCGATCTTTTGCGTTTCAAGAGTTCAGTCAACGTTACGCAGAAAGTGAAACGTTTGTAGAACGCGAGGCGCGTATGCAAGACGAAAAGAATCGTCAGAACTCTCTAGAAGCCACAGACGATATGATAAAAGAAATCTTTTCAAACTCACAGTCAGAACTAATGGACATCGCAGAACGTGTGTATCGATCTGCACTCAATCACGGGATCGCAAAGGAACAAGCACGTGCGTTGTTACCTGAAGGTCTCACAGAAACTACTCTGTACATGGCAGGAAGTCTTCGCAGTTGGATACACTACTGTCAGTTGCGTATGGGAGTTGAAACACAAAAGGAACATCGCGAAGTTGCCGAACAGTGTTGGGAGATTATCAAATCTGAATTTCCTGATATAACGGATGCGATAGATACATAGGAATTAGTGGGAACCAAAGATGCACAAAGACAGTATTTTACAGTACGATAATTACGAAGAGTATGTGAAGGCGCAGAACGCTGGATTTCAAAGAAAGGTTAATAGTCACTCTGGTGTTGGCCGAGAGACGATTC